GCGCGAGATCATCGAACGCGCCGCCGCGCAGCAGACCCAGCTGTTCGGCAAGGCCGAGTTCGTGAACCCCGAGTTCCGCGAAGCCCTGCTCCGCGTCGCGGGCGAAGGCGGCGCGATCAACGGCACGCGCCTCGGCAAATGGCTGTCGCAGCATCAGAACCGCGTCGTCGCAGGCCACCGCATCATCGCGGCAGGCACCACCGGCAACCGGGCGCGCTGGCAACTGGACATCGCGAACGCTGACGCCGCCCCGATCAACAACGGTTCTGATCCGTTCCGGAGGGCTGCCAATGCGTGACGACCAGTCCCGGATTGCCCGGTTAGGTTGGGTGGGTTTGGTTAGGTGCTTCCAGCCGTTAACAATGTTTGTCCCGAAAACTGTCAGCGACGTGGCAGAGCCACCGTGCCGACATGACACCACGCCCATCGCATGTGACGTGACACATACAGGGAAGGGCCGGGATCACCTCACCCAACCCACCCACCCTAACCAGACGGATCGGGAACGGGCGGCAGGGCTCGGGGTGGCTCGTGACAACATCCGAACCGTTGTTAGCAGCCGGGCGGTTCCTTTTGGGCCGATCCGTATGTGGGGGAGCGCAGCGCATGACCCCGCCAGCGTCAGGGGGTGGAATTGACTAAACTCAACGCCTCCGAAACCAAGACCGCCTTCGCCACACGGGTCGGCCTGACCAAGGGCCGCATCTCGCAATTGGTGGCCGAAGGTCTGCCGGTGCGACCCGATGGTCAGATCGATGTGGCCGAGGGGCTGGCATGGATCGAGGATAATCTCGATCCGTCGCGTCGCAATAAGGGTGGCTCCTTCGCCGCCCCCACATCGCCCGCTCGCGTCTCGACCACGCTGGCCGAGGCCAAACGCCTGCATGAAATCGTCAAGGTGCAGCGAGCCAAGCTGGCGTTCGAGAAGGAACAGGGTCAGTTGGTCGAAACTCTCGCCGCCACCCGCACGGTTTTCGCCCGCGCCCGTGCCGAACGCGATGCGCATATGGCTTGGGTGCAGCGCACCGCGCCGCTCTTGGCCGCCGAGGTCGGGGCCGATCCGCGCGCCACCTTTGCCGCGTTGGACCGGATGATGCGCGAGCATCTGGAATACCTCGCCGACATGCCGCTGGGGAGTTTTGGCGATGGTGCCTGAGATTGACCTCGCGTGGCGGCGCGGCATCCGCCCGGAACCGCCGATCCCGGTGTCAGACTGGGCCGACCGCCACCGCATCCTGCCGCCGACATCGGCGGAACCGGGGCGCTGGCGCACCGACCGCACGCCCTACCTGCGCGCGGTGATGGACGCTCTGTCCACCTCAAGCCCCTATGAACGGGTCGTGCTAATGAAGGGCGCGCAGACAGGTGGCTCGGAAGCAGGGCTGAACTGGCTGGGCTATATCATCCAGAACGCTCCGGGCATCGCCATGCTTGTCATGCCGTCGCTCGACATGGTGCGGCGCAACACCACCGTGCGGATCGACCCGCTAATCGAGGCCACCCCTGCCCTGCGTGATCTGGTCTCGGCCCCGAGGTCTCGCGATGCCGGGAACAGCCTGTTCCGCAAGTCCTTCCCTGGCGGCCAGCTGGTGATGACCGGGGCGAACAGCGCGGTGGGGCTGCGATCCACGCCCGTGCGCTACCTGTTTCTGGACGAAGTGGACGGCTATCCTGGCGATGCCGACGGCGAGGGTGATCCGGTCGATCTGGCGATCCAGCGCACCACCACCTTCCGGGGGCGGCGCAAGATTTACATGGTATCGACCCCAACGCTGAAAGGCCATTCCCGCATTGAGGCGGCCTTCCTCGACAGCGACCAGCGGCATTTTCACGTCCCTTGCCAGCATTGTGGCGACATGGCCCCGATCATGTGGGCGCGCATCCGCTGGCCCGAGGGGCAGCGCGACGCCGCCTATCTCGTCTGCGAGGCCTGCGGTGGCGTGCATCATGAACACGAAAAGCCGCGCCTGATGTCTGCCGGTGAATGGCGTCCGACCGCGCTAGGCGATGGCCGCACCGCGGGGTTCCACCTGTCTTCGCTCTATTCGCCTTGGGAAACTTGGGCCGAGATCGCGCAGGAACATGCCCGCGTTGCCAAGGATCCCGCCCGNCTGCAGGTCTGGGTCAACACCAAGCTGGGCGAGTCCTGGGAGGACCAGGCGGGCGACACCGTGCCGGCCGACCCGCTCATGGCGCGCCGCGAGGACTGGGGCGAGGCGCTGCCCGCCGCCGTCGCCGTGCTGACCGCGGGCGTCGACGTGCAGGGCGACCGCATCGAGGTGCAGATCCTCGGCTGGGGCCGCGACGAGGAGGCCTGGGTCATCGACTACCGCGTGCTCTGGGGCGATCCGTCCGGGCCGCGCCTCTGGTCCGACCTCGACATGGTGCTGCAGGCGACCTTCCCGCACCCCGCCGGGATCGATCTGCCCGTGCGCGCCGCCGCCATCGACACCGGCGGTCACCATACCAAGATGGCCTACGAGTTCTGCCGCACGCGGCTCGCCCGCCGCATCTGGGCGATCAAGGGCCGTGGCGGCCCCGGCATCCCGGTCTGGCCGCGCCGCCCGACGCGGACGAACAAGGGCAAGATCCCCCTCTTCATCGTCGGCGTCGATGCCGTGAAGGATGCCGTCTTCGCTCGCCTGAAACTGACCGAGCCCGGCCCCGGCGCCATCCACTTCCCGCGCCGCCTCGACGCCGACTACTTCCGCCAGCTCACCGCCGAGCGCGTCGTCACCCGCTTCGAGCGCGGACGGCCCATCCGCTTCTGGCAACCCAAGCGCGACGGCGAGCGCAACGAGGCCCTCGACACCTTCGTCTACGCCCATGCCGCCTTGCACGGGCTGATCAGCATGGGGCTAAGGCTGAACGAGGAGGTGGAGGGAGTGGCGTCGGTGCCGGTGCGGCAGGGAGCCGAGGCCGGGCGCGTGATCCGTTCGCCGTGGATGCGTTGATTCTCTCGACAAATCGCCCGTTAGTGCGGAACTCGGCTATCTTCTGAAATCTGCGGGACTGAGGTTTCGCGATCAGTTTCGTGGATGATCAGAGCCTTCGCCAGGATTTGCGCGCCAGCGCTTATCTGTCGTCGAGCTCCGCAGTGACGCCACCCTTCGCCCGAACAAGCGCGACAAGTTCGGCCATGATGCGAGGCATCTCTTCGATTACTTCGTATCCGAAAAGAACCTCGTCAACGTAGCCCATGTGCAACATGTCAACCATGCGACAGAGGTAGGAGCGTCCGCAGTCCCACCAAGTATAATGAGCGTCAACGATGAGGTAGTGCCGGACATCGATGCCCTCGTGCTCCCGGAGCTCCTCAAGCTCCATCCCGTCGAGCAACGACTCGTAGACACCGTCGGCGACGCGGCTACCGAATGTCGTCGTGTAATAGTACTCCTTGATCTCCCAAACGGCGACTGGGTTTACGGCAGAGGGAAATGCTCCGTCGACCCGCCGCGCCAGCGTCCGTACAGGTACGCCATCTCGGGTGACAGTCGTCAGTTCGCGAGGGTCGTAATCGCAAGGGAGTCCCTCGGCGTGGGCCTCGACCATCATGTTGACCAAGCCCGTAAGGAACGCCTCGGCCTTCATCTCACCCTTCTGCTTGTTCATCGGGATCGGGCAGGTGGGGTTCAGGCGTGCCTTGAGGGCGTCGAATTCCGTCTTGGCCCTTGCCGCATCCATCAGGCGCGGTTCCACGTGTTCGTTCAGCACCTCAGCCCTGTACTGAAAATACTCGTGCAAGTCCCTCGCCAGCGGGGTCGGCGTGCCGTCACGCTCTCGCAGCACGGCATCGCTTAGGCCAAGTTCCCGAAATGCCTTCCGCATCGCCGGAAGGTCCGGAACCTTGATCCGACCAGTCCCCCGCTCCGTGTAGCCAACCGCTTGGCTGATGGTCCTAACACTTGCCCAGAATGTCTTGGGCTTCTGAAGAAAACGATGGTCCGGCCGCACTGTGCCCCCGCATGGTGAACTTGTTCGACGTCCAGCCGCGCGAATCCAAATTATGAACTTGGCTTCGGGCGCGCTGGGAGGTATCTGGTAGGAATTGTATGTCGCGAGGATGAATAACACAATATGCAGTATGCCTTGTTTGCCGAGGAGAGCGGGGAGGTCGAGATCCGGTCAGATGGCTGGGTGAGGCGGGAAGAGGTCACTCCGTTCAAGACCCAGCTGCTCAAATGGATCGGCAACAAGCAGAAATTCGCCCACGAGATCATTGGAACATTCCCTGAGGACTACGGCACCTACCATGAGCCTTTCATCGGGGCTGGTGGGGTCATGGCTGCGCTCTCGCCCGGCAGGGCCATCGGCTCAGATGTCTTCGGACCGCTCATCGAGATATGGCAGACGCTTTCTTCCGACCCGGAGCGCCTGAAGTCCTGGTACGCAACTCGCTGGGCGATCTACAAGGACGGCGACCGCGTCGAGCAGTATGAGAAGATCAAGGCTTCATACAACGCCGAGCCTAATGGAGCTGACCTGCTCTTTCTCTGCCGTTCCTGCTATGGTGGCGTTGTCCGGTTTCGGAAACGCGACGGCTACATGTCCACGCCCTGCGGCGCCCACGAACCAATTCATCCCGCGTCTTTCTCCCAACGCGTCGATATCTGGCACAAGCGGATGAACGGTGCCCAGTTCGAGCGAATGGATTACGCAGAGGCGATGGCGCGGGCTCAACCCGGAGATTTGGTCTACTGCGATCCCCCCTACTCCTATTCGCAGGCGATCCTTTACGGCGCGCAAGACTTTAAGCTTGAGGACCTATTCACGGCGGTTGCTGACTGCAAAGAACGTGGCGTTCGTGTCGCTCTCAGCATTGATGGGACCAAAAAATCAGGTGAATTCTACTGTGACATTAAGATCCCTGAGGGCCTTTTCGAGAACGAATTACTTGTGAACATTGGACGCTCGATGCTTCGGCGCTTTCAGATGGGCGGAAAAACGCTAGAAGCGGAAGAGGTGCGCGACCGCCTACTCCTGACCTACTGAGGTTCGGCGCTGCAGCAGTTGCCTCGGCTTGTAGGCACGAGGATCACTCGGGAACCGCTGCATCATCGATGAGAAGCCTGTGCCCTTCGCGATTCCCAAACATTCCCAATAGCTTGAGGGTTCATTTCGGGCGATTCTGTCGCCCATGCGGACCTTCCTCCATCGCCTTCTCGGCCTCGCGCGCGCTCGCGGCTTTGACGCTGCGGGTGGNGGNCGNCGTTGGGAGGGGGCGCGGACGGTCGACGGGCTGAACGCGGCNATCCTNGCGGGNGCGACNACGGCGGCGCGGCGGGCCGGGTGGTATGCGCGGAACAACCCGTGGGTCGCNGCGGCGGTNGACAGCCTGGTNGGCAATGTCGTCGGCGCCGGNATCAAGCCGCAGTCCACCCATCCCGANCGCGCGGCGCGCGAGCGGCTGCAGGCGCTCTGGTTGCGCTGGACGGATCACGCCGCCCCGGATGGGCTNGCGGATTTCTACGGGCTGCAGGCNATGGNCGTNCGCGCGATGGTCGAGAGCGGCGAGAGCTTCGCCCGGCTNCGNGTNGCCAGCGACGCCGCCGGCATTCCCCTCCACCTCGAGNTTCTGGATCGCGAGCAGGTTCCCATGGACCTGCACCGCGAGATCGGCGGCGGGGCGCGGATCCGCGCGGGCATCGAGTTCGATGCCG